GTTGCTCCTGGCACTGGTGGTCACCAGCGTGAGTTCTACTGCTACCTGACCAAAGGCGGCACCCGCATCCAAGTCCCTGAGTTCAATCCAGTATCTCCAACTGAGGAGATCATGGACGGTACAGCTACATGGGGCACAAGCACCGCTGGCTATCTGACTCCACAGAAGATCGGTACTGGCACCCAAATTGCAACCATCTGCCATCGCGGTTTTGCGTATGCAGTGGATGACGTTGCAGTTTTGGCAGCTGGTGAAGATCCCATGCTTCATATCCGCAACCAGCTGGCTGATGCCATCAATAAGCTGAACAGCGCCCGTCTGTTTTCACAGCTTGCTGGTTTGTTTGGCACGGCTCTTTCTGCCAATGCACTAGACAAAGCTGTTGCAGCCGCTTCTGGCGGTGCTGAGGCTAACTTCCTTAGTGCAGCAACAGTCGCTGAAGCTCGTGCCAAGCTGGGTGAGCGCGGCGAAGAGTTGGACACCTTGATTGTTCATCCTTCTGTTGCTTACTACCTGTATCAGGTGGGAATGCTGACCTTCTCGACCTCTGCACTTGCGACATCTGGCGCAGTGACTTGGGGTGGTGGTGGCGTGGGCATTGGCGCTCGCGATGTTGGTGAGTTCGCAGGAATGCGGGTCGTTACCGACAGTGCAGTGAACACCGTTGCTCCTGGCACTGGTGGTCACCAGCGTGAGTTCTACTGCTACCTGACCAAAGGCGGCACCATCCTTGAGGGTGTTCAGCAGGATCTTCGGATTGAAGCTGATCGCAACGTGCTTTCAAAGCAGGATGTGCTTTCAGTTGATTATCACTCCACCTATCACGTCATGGGTACGAAGTGGTCTGATGCTGGCGACAATCCGACCAATGCCAACCTGGCAACCGCTAACAAGTGGGCTGCCACGTATGACGTTGATCTGATTCCCATGGTCCAACTGACTGTCAACAGTCCTTTGGATACAACAACGATCTGATCCTGATCGAAGTCAAGGCCCTACCATTAGGTGGGGCCACCCTTTTTCTTTTTGCGCTATGGCTGCCACAATTAACGCTACTCTCAGCAGCGCGTCAGCCAATAGCTACGTGACACTAGCTGAAGCAAACACATATTTTGAAAACGTTCCAGACAGCAGCACTTGGGACGACAAGACAGACGATCAAAAGAATCGATCCTTGATCTCTTCAACCCGTTGGATCGACAGTCTGAATTTTTATGGTGATCGTTGCGATACGAGTCAAGCATTGAGTTGGCCACGCAACAATTACCACGTTGATCGCGTTGAATTGACTTGTAGTGCCATTCCGGCAGACATTAAGTACGCTGCTTATGAGCTGGCGCGAGCTTTAGTCAATGACACGAACTCGATTACAGGGAATACCGGCGATACGGGGTTATTCGAGGAAGTCAAGCTCGGAGAGCTTGAGGTCAAGTACAACACTTCTAGCCAAGCTACTGGAACTGTCAATAACGTATTCGACGTTTACCCTTGGTTGCAGTCTTATCTTGGTGCTTATAGTCTTGGAGGTAGCGGTAGCTATCAAGTACGTGTGGTGAGGGGTTGAGATGGCTGGTCAACTCGATAGTCTTTTCAAGAGTGTTGCTAGTTCGGTTGTCAAAGATCTTGGCGCGTCTTTCGATGCAACTGTTACTTACATCCGAAAGACAGATCCAACTTACGACGTAGCAACTGGTGCGCTAACAACTTCTGATCAAATCTATCCAAACTTAAAAGTACCAATTGAGTTTATTGATTTACAGGAGCAGGATGGAAGGGAGGCTCGTAAAGCAAAACTTTATCTGACTCCAGATTTGATTGGGAATGTTCAGCCAACATTTGAAGACACAATTGTCTTGGAGTATGGAGAGGTTTCAGCCCTTGCCGGGACGGATCGTCAAGTTCAGATTACCGATATTCGCACCTATAGAGGTGGCCAAGAGTACCTTTACATTGTGATGGTGCGGTTCTGATGGCCAAGAAGCGCGGTATCGGCAACCTTACGAGCGATCTGGAGCGTCAGATAAACAGTGACTACAACGATCTGATTCAAATAATTGTTAGCGACTTGCCTGGCGTTAGCCCTAAAGATACAGGGTTCTTTGCCTCAAGCTGGAAGGCTTCAACGCAAAGACCGCAGGCGACGGATGACAGGAAAGATTTCGCACCGTGGTCGGCATACAAGACTGGATCAAGGAGAGCTGACGTAAGGCCTCGCTACAAAGTGCCAACCTTTAACTATAAAAAGCAACCTACTGTTTACATAGGCAATACAATTTCGTATGCAAATTCTGCTCTTGCTTCAAAGGACAGCAAAATAATCGAGTATGTTCAAGGCGCGATGGGAAGTTTAGTCAACGAAACTTTTCGCGAGAAGAAGGCTGGGAGAATTTTTGCTCTTACTGGTCAGCAAGAAGTTTCTCCTGTTGGCTATACAAGGGTTGGCGAAAACCTTCTTTAAGCTATGACACTCGTTAAGGCCAGAGCTGCTTTTGAGAAAGCGGTAACCGATGCAGTCACTACTGCTGATAGCACGGTAAAAATGATTTATGACAACGTTGCTTATACGACTCCCGGTAAAACCAAAAAATACATTCTGATGAGCATAAACTTCAACCGTTCAACGCTCCAAAACCAAGGCGCTGCCCAGGACTACTACTCCGGCGTGATCCAGTGCAATATTTACGTTCCAAAGTCTGCTGGAACGTCGGTGCTGTCAGCGATTAGTGAGTCTGTTATTGATGGTTTGACCTCTGTAAACGCTTCTGGTTATACGGACACTTACGGGGTGGTTCCCAGGGTTTTAGATATTGTGGGGCCATCTGTTGTTGAAGCAGAGGATCGTTCTCACTTTATCGGGATTATTTCTTGTCAATTCACAGCAGTGGTGTAGTGTATTGGGATAAACGGTATTAGTTCATGCGTGCCACTGAGTTGCTTCGGAATAAGTTTGGCGTCAGTCAGCTTTATAAGCACGAAGTCAAGGATGGTGATGACGTAGTGCTCGAAGTGTATTGGCACCCATTGACGATTGCTGAACGGGAATCAATCCAGAAGAAGTCTGACAAGGACGACTCTAATGATTTTGCTTTAGGCATGATGATTGAGAAGGCGTTAGACGTTGACGGCAAGCGCCTATTCCAAGATGGCGAAAAGGCTGCTCTTCGTCGTGACGTTGAAGCTGCAATCCTCCAAGACATCCAGCTAGCGATGCTGGCATCTGGAGTAGAAAACAAAGTGGAGGAAGCTAAAGCGGACTTGAAAAGCAAGTAACGACTGGCTATTTATCTTCTTTTTAGCGAAAGAGCTAGGCATGACGGTAGTTCAGCTCACTGAGCGCCTCAATCAAGAGGGGCTAGTGGGTTGGGCTGCTTTCTTCGAGATCAAGGCAGAGCAAGAGGAGAAATCAATTCAAAACGCCAAGTCGGGTCGTAGAGCACGAACGATGGGGTCACGGTAGACTGAAGCGCAGGACTCTACGTGCTCAGCCGTGGCCAATTACAACGTAGATATTCAGGTTGGCATTAAAGGTACGGGTGCCTTAGACAGATTTACAAAAACAGTAAATGCACTTGCCGAAAAGACCGAACTTGTCAATGAAAATTTTTCCAAAGGCATACAAAATATAGCTAGATACGAGCAAAACTTAAACAGAACAGCCAGAACATTAAAGCTAGCAAGAACTGGACAAGAACAGGAAACGATAGCGATTAAGAATTTTGTAAAAGCTTTAGGAGAGGCTAATACCGCTAGAGAGCGACAAGATCGTTTAATTAAAAAAGAAATAGCAACACAGAACGCAGCTAAAAGAGTAACTTCTCCTGGGCCTACTGGCTTTTCTAGGGCTCAGTTTGGGCCAGCTTTGCCTCCAGCAATGGTCAAAAGACAGGAAAGGCTGGTAGGCCTCTCCAAAACCCTTAAAGAACTTCAAGCCATATCGGAAGACATTGCGATTAACCGTCTGAATATTGCAAACAAAAGGATTGAATCAGAACGTAGATTTAACCAAGAGTCTGAGGAAGGCAACAGGATAGCAAGGCAGAAAACTGCTGAGTTTTTGAAGCAACAGCGTTTGCTCTTGCAAATGTCAAGGCAATATTCGGAACCAATTGGTCCTATCGCTTCAGGCGCTGCTGAGTTTAGGCGAGACAACTCAAGGCGGCGAAGAGCGCAATTTATTGAATCTGGTGCGCCAGGGGTTCCCGTAGCTGGCGCTCAACAAGCTCTTCCTGCTTTCCGCGAAAGAGGGCTTCAAATTTTAGATAATTCAGTCAGGTTAAACGAAAGTCAATTAAGGATAGAGGCAGCACTAAATGGAGAAAGACAAAGAGGCGTTCGATTCTTAGAAGCTCAAAGTAGAGAAGAAAAGCGTCAGCTAGACCTTGGCATAGCTGGGCAAAGATCAAATCTTATTCCAGGGGTTTCTTCTGGTAAAGCTGTACCAAGGACTCAATACTCCAGACCTATCGGTCCCCAACCTGCCGGAGCTCGCAGAGGCGCGGCTAGAGGAGGAAGTGGAGGTTTATCGGACCTTGCACTTGGTGTTGGCTTCCCGCTGTTGTTTGGCGGTGGTGCGGGTTCAATTGCGGGGGGCGCGTTAGGTTCTGTTGGCGGAATGGGCGGTCAAGTTCTTGGCAGTGCTATTGGTGGAATTGTCGATCAAGCCGTTGCAAGCGTTGCAAAACTTGGTCAAGCCCTTAATCCACTTACAGCTGACATTGGAGCGGTAACGGCAGCGGCAGGCGAAAGCGGAACCGCTTTTGAGAAACTTGTTAAAGACTTAGAGAAATTAGCAGGCACAGAGAAAGCGCTGGAAGTAGCAACAGCTCAGCTCACAACAGTAATTGGCCAAGATGGCGTAAGTGCGTTGAAAAAATTTGGGGAGGAATCAGCTGAGTTAGGCAGGCTTTATGGGGAAACATTGAGTCAAATAAGCGCAGCAGTGGCTGGTCTGATTAACAGTTCAGGTCTTTTGACAGCGTTTGCGAACCAGTTAGAAAAAGTAAGTCTTGTAAACTTAGCGCGTAATAATGCTACAAAAGACCCGGAACTGACGGACTTAAATCAAGAGTTGACTAGAGCAGAATTTGGGAAAGGAGATCGCTCTATAAACGTAATTACCGAAGAGTTGGTCGCTAGGCAAAAAGAATTACAAATTGCTGAACAGCTAAAAATTGTCGAAGAAGCAAGAGCAGAGATAGTCAAGCAAAAAGCAGCAGACGCAGCTTTTACGAACAATATATTGCGAGCAGAAATTGCCTTGGCAGAGTCAGGGCTGGACTTGACGACAGAGACTGGTCTTGAATTGGCCAAGAAATTAATTCAACAGAAGTTTCTTGCTGCAAATCAAAAAGAGTTAAACGAAGGCTTAAGCGGTGAAACATCTGAGCTAGTAAAACAACTAGCTCTTATAAACTTAAAAAATAAAGCTAACAAAGACACAGAGGCGAAAGATCGCAAAGATCGACGTGAAGCTGAGGCTGCTCAAAGAAAAGCGGAAGCTGCCGCAAGAAGAGCAGCTAGAGAGCAAGAGGCGAGAGAGCGAAAGGCAAAGCAGCTTCAACAGTCAATCTTTAACGAAGACCTTAAGCAGCTGCAAATACAGTCCAAAATCAATCAATTCTATCAAGGGGAGAGTGAGGCGATAGAGACCCAGATAAAAGAGCTTGAGTTAGTGTTAAACGCCAGAGTAGAACAAGTAAAAGTTACAACTGAAGACTTAACCCTCCAGAACGAAAAAATTGAAACCTTGAAAATGCAGGCTCAGCTTGAACTTGCCAGTTTGGACCGATCTAAAGAGCAACTTCTACTGGCTGAGCAGGCTTCTGCTTTATCAGCAGCCGCTGGATTTGACGTTCTTGGCTTGGCAGGCAACACTGATGCAGTCCAGAATAGAGGCATTTACGGAGCGGATACAGGTCCAGTCTCTTTTGAGGAAGGAATTGATCTTGCTCCTTTAATTGCTTATCAAGTTGAGCTTGATAAGATTCTTGAGAAGTATCCATTAATAGGCGAAGCCGCAAATGCAGCTGCTGGTCTTATCACGACTGGCTTCGAGTCGATTATTGATGGAACTAAGAGTGCTGAAGAAGTCTTTTCTGATTTCTTGAGAAGTATTGCTGACATGTTGATGAAGACAGCACAGCAGATGATTGCTCAGTACATCGCGATTGGAATTGCCAAGATGTTTGCTGGTATGGGATCTAGTTTCTCTGGGAGCAGTTTTTCTGACTTCACTGGATCGATAACCGGCGGTAATCCGTTTGCTCCTGGGGGAATCTTACCTACATTTGCTGACGGAGGCAGGCCACCAGTCGGTAGACCTTCAATCGTCGGAGAGCGCGGACCAGAACTCTTCGTTCCAGGCGCTTCTGGAACGATTATTCCAAACGAAGCAATGGGAGGGACTAACGTAGTGGTAAATGTCGATGCTTCGGGCTCTAGTGCCCAAGGTGATGGACGGCAGGCTAAACAGCTCGGTTCTGCAATTGGAGCGGCTGTTCAAGCTGAGCTAATTAAGCAAAAACGACCCGGAGGACTTCTTTCTGCATAATGGCGACCTTCCCATCAATCACTCCGACCTACGGCGCTTCAAAAAGCAGTGCTCCTAAAGTGCGCATTGCCCAATTTGGCGACGGTTACAGCCAACGCGCAACATTTGGCCTTAATCAAAACCCCAAAACATGGCAATTATCGTGGGAAGTGTCGGAAACTGATGCTGACATAATTGAGACTTTCTTAGATGCTCGCGGTGGCGTTGAAAAGTTTCAATGGACTCCACTAGCTGAGTCAACTGAATACAACTGGATCTGCACTGAATGGAGCAAATCAATTCCTTATGTAGATCGTGCCACGATCACAGCCACGTTTGAACAGGTATTTGAAGCATGAGCACTCCCAGGTCAATTCAGGAACAACTTCAATCGCTTGAGCCGTCAGCAATTATTGAGCTGTTCCAAATGCAGTTGACCGAGGCTGTGAACGGTATCGATACAACTTTCTATTATCATGCTGGAACGAATGCTCTGTCAGCCAATATTGTATTCGCCGGAATAACTTACGAGGCCACCCCCATTGAAGTTGATGGTTTTGAAATAACAAGCAAAGGCACGCTCCCAAGGCCATCAATGCGTGTTGCTAATGCCAATAGTGGAATTTCTGCCTTGCTATTGCTGTATAACCCGCTTCAAGCAAAAGTAACCAGGATCAGGACATGCAAAAAATTCCTTGATGCGTCAAATTTCTCTGGTGGTAATCCAACAGCAGACAGCACAGCAAAGTTTGAAGATGAGGTTTGGTATATCGACAGGGTTGCAAATGAAAACCCGCAGATAGTTGAGTTTGAGCTGACCAGCAAGCTGGATCTTACGAATCTTGGACTGCCACGGCGACAAG